GTGGCTGGTAAGATAGGGGCCTGGGTGGGTCGAGACAGTGACGTTTCCCAGGCCCCTATCTTACCAGCCACCGCTCCGTTGCGGTGTCAGGATGCTGGTAAGGGTTCTATTGTCCGCTGGAGCCGAAGCCTTGGGTTCCGCGGGGGTGGTTTGTGAGTTGGGTTGTTTCGGTGGTGTGGTGTTCGGCTGTCCAGTTTGGCATTAGGATTAGTTGGGCTAGTCGTTCGCCTTTTCGGATGGTGACGGTTTTTCGGGTTAGGTTCCAGACGCCTGCGTAGAGTTCGCCTCGGTAGCCTGGGTCGATTATGCCTTGGTTGACCATTAGGCCGTGTTTGCGGAGTGTGCTACTGCGTCCTGTGAGCATGGCCCAGGTGTTGGGTGGTAGTTGGATGGCGATGTCGCTTGGTACGTCTACGAATTGGCCTGGTTTGATTTTGGTGGTTTGGGTGACGTAGAGGTCTAGACCTGCGTCGTCTGGGTATGCTCTTGTGGGGGTTTGTGCGGCCGCGGTGAGTCTTTTATATGGGAGTGGGGTTGTGCGTGGTCGTGGTCCTACGATGGCTTCCGTGACCCATTTGGTGGCTTCTCTGACCCCTATTGGGCTGAGTTGGTAGGTTTTGAAGTGTGGGTCGGTGTTCCAGGCGGTTGGCATGGCCCATGTTGGGGTGCCGTCGGTGAGGAATGCGACTTTCTGGCCGTTTTGTAGGGCACGTTCGATTTCTACTGGCACTCCCCAGGATTTGGCTCCTCTTGGCCAGATTGCGATTACGGCTTCGGCTTGCTGTTGGGCTGCTTGGTTGATGGTTTCGATGGTTGGGTCTGGTTCGGCGTATTTACCCAGCCAGAAGGCTTTCCCTGGTTGGAACAGGTGGTGTTTGGTGTAGCCGAGTTCGGTTTGTAGGTGCCCGATTGTGTTAGCCACTGCCAGGTTGATTTCTCCGCCTGCTCGGTCTATTGGGTAACTTAGGTAGATTAGCATGTTTCTGTCTCTCGGTTGGTCCAGAGTCGTAGCACTGGTTGGCAGGGGTCGTCGCCGTTTTCTCAGGCTTGGTCTTCTTCTGGTGTGGTGGGGGTTCCGTCGTGGGTGGCACAGGTCGCCTCGGAGCAGTATCCTAACTGGACTCCGAGGGCGACCCATTCAGCCTGGGTTGGCTGGTTAGCCATTTAGGTGTTCGTTCCAGAGTGCGGTGGTCACTTGGTGGATTCCGAGTTCTGCCTGGTCGTGGTTTTCGGCTTGTGCTTTGTAGTGAACTTCGGTGGTGCCTACGCGGTGCCAGCCTTGGATGTGGATTAGGCCTCCACTGTAGAGTAGCCTGATTTCGGCGTTTGGCATGTTTGGGTTGCGGAATTCGTTACCTAGGACGTTTACGGTCCAGTTGAGGTTTTCGAGTTCGGTTTTTGCGGTTTTGTAGACGTCGTGTGGGTCTGGTTTGGTTGTGGTGGTCATAGTGGCCATCCGCCTTTCTCTCTGATTCGTTGTACCATTTTGATGTAGATTGCGATGTCGTGTAGGGTGTCGTCGCTTACTGGTTTGCCGTTTGCTATGGCGGCGGACCAGCGGCCGAGTTTCCCTACGACGTAGAAGTAGATGCCTAGTTCTGCGGCTTCTGCGTCGGTGACTTGCTGTTTGGAGATGTGGGCTAGGTCGCGTCCGATGTTTATCAGGTCGACGGCTCGTCCGTTGCCTCCGTATTCGATGATTTTTGGTAGTAGTGGTGCGATTTCGTTGTGGGCTTTTTCTAGCCACCAGTTTTCTAGTTCGGTTGGGTTTATCATTAGGCTACTAGTGCTGTTGATGGGCCTGTGGTGATTAGGGTGACTGGTACGCCTGCGTCTTTTTTGACTTCTTCGATTAGGGTGTTGAGTTTTTCGAAGGTTGGTGCGTCCATTTGGTTCCAGTGGTCCATGTTTTTGATTTCTGGGAGTTTCTGGTCGGCCATGGTTAGTGCGACCATGATACTGGTGAGGGTGTTTGGGTTGGTGATTCCTTGTGGGTTGGCTCCGTTGGCGATTGCTGCTTGGCGGATTAGTTCTGGGTCCCATTCTCCGACTCGTCTGGTTTTGTGGGTGACGGTGGTTTTTTCGGTTGGTAGGCCTAGGTTTTCCCAGGAGGTTTCGCCTTTGAGTGCTCCGCTGTTGCCTGCGACGCGGATTGGGTAGACGCGGGCTACTAGCCACACTGCTAGGTGTTCTACTCCTTGTGACCAGGGGTTGATGCCTGCCATGGCTAGGAAGTCGATGGCTCGGGCGTCGCTGCTGGTGCATTGTGGGTAGTGGCCTGCGTGTAATCCTAGGCCGTATCCTTGGGTGCCTTCAATTACGATAGTGGTTTTGGCGGTGTTTACCCATTCGTTGATGAAGCGGAGGCCGTCGTTGGCGTTTAGTACTACGGCTCCGATTTTGTCGGCTAGGGCTAGTGCTTCTGGGTGGTCGATGAACCTGGTGGCGGTTCGCATGATTCGGTCGGCTCTGGCGGCTCCGATGCCTTTACCTGTGGAGCCGATTTTACCTGTCATGTCGAGTTCGGTTTCGGTGTTTTTGTGTTGCTGTTCTAGGATTGTGGCTTCGCCGCTGATGATTAGGCGGTTTACTGGGTGTCCGTGTTCGCGGAGGTGTGCCACTTCGTATTCTAGGACGTCGAGTTCGATTTCGGACCCTGGTGCTAGGTAGAGGGTGGTGTCGTGGTTTACGGCTGCTCCTACTGGGATTGTGCGGAGTGGGAATGCGGTGCCGTTTTTATCTAGGGCGGTATGTCCTGCGTTTGGCCCTGCTACTCTGATGTTGAGGGTGCGGTGGTCGGTGTCGGTGAGTTGCTGGTTGGTTAGGATTTGGGCGGTGACGTGGCCTTTACCTTCGGAGCCGAACATGGCTCCTGTTACTACGTGGATTACTGACATGTCTCTTTTTCCTGTTCTACTTGTTGCTGTGGAGTGGTTTGGTTTTTGGCCATTGCCCGCCTGGGTCGCTGTTGGTGCCGATGCTGATGGCTACCATTTGGGCGATTGCGGAGTTTTTGGTGTCGTGGCAGGCTTCTAGGTTGCCTGCGGAGTTGACTACGGCCCAGCGGCTGGGGCAGTCTGGGTGTTGGTCGGTGATGTAGTATGGTGCTGGCATTTCTGTTCCTTTCTTATGCTGCTTTGGTTTCGGTGTAGCGGTTGATACTGTCGGCCATCATGTCTACCCAGGAGTGGATTCGGGTTGGTTTTAGTGAGGTTGGGTCTACGCACCAGCCGATTTTGGTTGCGTAGAGTCTGAAGGCTCGTGGTTTGTTGTCTGCGTGCCAACGGGTGGCTACTACTCTGATGTAGTCGTAGGTGAGGATTTGTTCTAGCATGTTGGCGTGGCCTTCGAAGTTGCTGTGGATTTCGATTACGTAGGTTTGGCAGCCGTAGTCGTCTTCGTGTTCGGTTAGGTCTACGCGTAGGCCTAGGCGGGTTGCTTGGTTGATGATGGTGTTGAGTTTGGTGCTGGCGGTTTTTGCGGTCATGTTCTGTCTCCTGGTTTTGGCGGGGGTCCTGTTCCCTGCTATATTTCTATTCAACCATATCCTGTGCCATTTTGTCAAGTTCGTGCTTTGTGGGCGTGTCGGAGCCGTGGTAAGTGGTAAGGCGGTAAGAACCCACAAAAGGTCGGGTGCGTACGCACACGCACACGTACAGGAGAACACAGAAAACCTCTTACCACTTACCAAAATATCTAATAGTACTTCTTTCCCTTTTCTGACGCGGGGTTGTGTGGTAAGTGACCATCTCTTACCAGCACTTACCAAGGGGGGTTCTTTACTTACCACGGGCTATTCCGAACCCATTGCACGGTTGTAAACAGCCTCTGCGTAGTCTTTCGGAAGTTTACGGTACCACCCTTTACGGCGTGTCCCAGGCAGTGCGAATGTTTTCCCCTTGTCCAGGGTAAGTGCATCTGCTTGCTGCTTGAGTGCCTGCTCGGTCTCAGTTCGGGCTTCCACTTTGTGGTTTCGGTCACGTGCCCAGGCTTGTGCGAGCAGCGGTATGGCCACCCACACTTCGATTTGTTCTTCATCAGATAGGGTGGGGGTCCCATCCCACTCGGTGTTCCCAAGTGACCTGACGAAAACTGGGGTATCAATACCTGCGAAACGGCCCGAATCAGACCCTGGCAGTGGTGACCCAGCAAACCCCCAAGTGCGTATCGCCCAGGGGAGGATTTGAGTGGTCAAGGTGTTGTCCTTGTCCAACCAACCCATAGTAGACTGCTGCTCAATCCACCCCTCAACCCTCGTAGCGTATTCACCAAGGGTTTCGAAGGCATTCTCCTGACCAGAGAGGTGGTCGAGGAGGCTAGCACCCGCCCTAAGCACTGCCAGTTTGTCGTTCTGGCGTCCAGAGCCTTTCCGTTTGACACGTTTCAAAACCTCCAATACACGGTCGTTCACTAGCAGGGCCTGTTGTACGTACCAACCCGCCAGAGTGGATAGGCCGCCACGGTCCTCAGGGTACTCCGCCAACAGGTCTAACACGTCTTCCCACTGAGGCCAGTCACCCCTGGTGGAGAGTCGGCCCTTAGGGCTTGGGACGTTCAACACGACGGAACGGTCCAGCAACGCTTTCTGCTGGTTCATACCGAGGCTTTCACCCGTGATGAAGATTGGAGCCACCACCTGGGTGTTTTTGATACCGCTCCTGTCCATGTCCATTTTAGAGGCGGTTCCGTTGCTGGTACTGGCACGCAGCAGTTCGCCGTAGGGTTCCAGGCTGTCCAGGTCGTCGGCCCAGACGATTCCGTTGCGGTTCGCTGAGGAGTAGTCACGTAGCACTGGCCTGGTTGGGGCGATTTGGCCGCGTGTGTTGCCGTTCAACTGCACCATCAGGTCGAAGAACCCGTTGGTTTTACCTGATTCGGAGACGGCTTCAACACCGAAGAATGGGAATAGACTGGTGCGGGCTTGGATTTGCGGTTTCAACAGGCAGGCAGCCCACCAGGCACCGAACACTGCGGTTACGGTTTCGTCCTGGAACGTCAACACTTCACGCAGTACGGCTTGGGCTTTCACCCAGGTGTCGTTGAACCCGTAAACGTATGGGGCGACGTCACGTTCAACCAGTTTAGGGTCGGCCACCACTCCTGCGTCTTCTTTTTTCTTGAACCCGTGGACGTTAATCAACCCGTCGTGGGTGACGAATGCGTCCAACTCGTCGTGCCACCCCAGAGTGTCCACGATGTGTACCTGTGGTGGTTTTTGTGAGTTTAGGTACCTGAGGATACGGACACCTGTACTGGTGCGTGGCATGGCGTTGAATGGTGGGTCGGCACTTAGGCCCATGGCGGCTAACCATTTACGGATTGCACGGTCGTCACCCAATACTTCTGCGTTGAGGGTGGCGTCAATAGTGGTGCCATTCCAGTACAACCTGACCCAGTACATGCGGCGGTCGAGTTCGTCCACAGCCACGCCGAGGGCTTCAATGTCGAAATCTGCGAATGGTGCCAGGGCTGGGACGTTCATGTCGTCTTGCTTCACCACCACCTGGCAGTAGAGGATTCCGTCTTGGCTGGTTAGGTACCCTGTGTGTTCGGTCGCTGCCCGTTCAGGGTGGTTGGCGGTTTCGGTGTTCCAGATTGAGTTGGCGGTTTTCTCCAGTTCGAACTGGTCTAACGGGTCGTTCAGTAGGGTGTTGGCCAGGGTCACTGAGGCGATGAACTTGTCACGGTCTCCTCGGTGTTGCTTGGCGTAGTGACCTGCCACCCTAGTCAACCAGTCGTTACGACCCCCTTGGGCTGGTGGGTTGGTTAGCAGTTCTACCAGGGAGACGTTAGAAGTTATTGGGACCACTGGTTGGTGTGCGGTTTTAGCGATAGTGGTTGAGGTTTTACGGTCGGCGGTGAACTGGGTACCTGATTCGGCCCAGATTGCGTCCACTTCTGTGTCGGTTAGGACGTGTTCAATGCCGAGGTTGATGTCGGTCACTTGGTATGGTTTGCCTGTGGATTCGTGCCTAGTGGGTGGCATAACTATATACGCTCCACGGCCCACTTTGATATCCAGTCCGCGGCCGAGTGCTGCGGTTTTCGGTTGGATTTTGGCGGCTTTAGTGCCTGGGGCGATTCGGTAAATTAGGTGACTGTTCCCGTTGCCTCGACCACTCAGATGGGTGCGGGTGGTTGGGAATGCGTCAAGTTTGGTGCCTCCGTTTTGGAGGTCGATGTCGAATGCGATTCGGTCGTCGCCTAGGTTGGCACCTACGCCTGCGTTTGGTACGCGGGTCCACCACCCGATGATACGTTCTGGGTCTGTGGTGCCGTCCCACGCTCCGTGGCCGTCTTTACCACATTCACCTTTACAGACCACGCCTGCTTCGTGTGCTCGTGGGAGTAGTGGGGCTTTAGACCCTGGGCGGAGTGGGAACACGTTCCAGCCGAGTTCGGCCAGTTCTAGGGCTGCTAGCAGGGTGTGACCTGGTGCTGCTTCCACTTGGGTGGTTTGGGTGGCGGTCAGTTTCATCTCTGTCTCTCTGATTTGGGGTGCGAGGGGCCTGGTGTACCAGTGTTGAGGTGGGGGCACTGGTTCTTGGTTTCCAGACCCCTCGCTTCGGGTGCCTTCTAGTTAGCGGTGACTAGAAAGGCGAGTCTTCGGAGTCGGTTGGTGCCGCTCCTGGGTAGATACCCTTGACGCCGTTTACCTGTTCGCCGCGTCGTGGGCCGTTCTGGATGGTGCGGATTTCGATTTCGATGATGGCTTTCTCACCAATCATCTCGTCGGTGTCACTGTCGACGGTGTAACCGAACGCGGTGAAGAACGCCTTGAGGCGGGACTTGTTCACGGACTGGTACGACGCCCACTTGTCTGGGCCGTTGACGTACGACGCTGGTGCTGGTGCGTCGGTTGGGATGTTGAGGTTCAGCCACTGGCGACCTGGCTTGCGGTCGCCGTTACTGTCGGTGATGTCGGTGAACTCGGCGGACCACTGGACAAGTCCGTGGTTTCCGTCCTTGACCTCAACCTTGGTTAGGGTTGCGGTGTAGCGGCCTGGCTGGATTAGTTCGTAGGAGCCTGTAGACTCCTGGGCCTGGTCGACGGCCTGGGCCATCTTGGTGTTCAACTTTGGCATTTTCTAACTTTCTACTTGTTTGGGTTGGTTTCTGCTGGGCTGGTGGTGAGTTTGGCCTGTAGAGGGTCGCTCTGTTCGGTCAGTTCGCCGTTTTCGTAGGCCAGGATGCGTGGCATGGTTGGTTCTACGAGGATACGTGGTAGGACGCCCAGGCGGTCCTTACCTCGGTACTTGCCTGCACTGCGGGTGAGTGCTCGGTAAGGCTTGTTTTCATCTAGGTCTTCTGCGGAGCAGGCCAACACTAGGTCTACGAAGCCGAGCAGGTCGGCCTGTACTCCTGGGGTGACGGCTGGTCCGTAGGTGACTTTCCCTGTGTCGTCGTCTACGTCGCGACGTTCCAGGGCGGTGATGATGAAGTGGGTTGGTAGGTCGCGGAACTTGCGGAGTATGTCGCGGAACATCTTGGACATGGTACCGTAGTCGGAGCGGTCGGTGAAGAACTGGTCAACTGCGTCGATGGTTACGCCTCGTTTGGCGGCTTTGTCGATACGGTCGGTTGCCACCTGGTCTACAAGTGCTGGGACGATTTCGGTTGCACTGTCGAACACAACCCCTGCCCATGAGTTTGGGTCGCGGGCTAGGTCGGCTTTGAGTGCTCGGTGTAGTTCGTCCAAGCCCTTGTGGGTGATGGCTTCTCCTGGGTTTGGCCAGATTTTGATTCTTGAGGTGTCGATGCCGTGTCGCTTGAGGGTGTTCTTTTTCAAACCGCCTTCGGCGTTGACGAACAGCACGTTCCCTGTTCCTAGGTTGGCTAGGGTTGCTGCTGCTGTGGTTTTGCCTGAGCCTTCTCGGCCGTACATGAGGACGTTGAGGTAGTCTTCGGTACTGTCGAGGTCAGCGAACAGGCTGTTACTGGTTGGTGCTGGTGTTGCTGCTGCGGGTGGGGTTTCCACTTCGCCGTTCAGTTTAGCCATTTGCTTCTCCTGTGTTTTCTGCCAGGGTGCCGCCTGGTCGGTTTGTTTCGGCTTTGTAGGCCTCACATTCTGGGGACCACTCGTAGCCGTAGACGAGGTTTCGCCCTGGTGCGGCTATGAATCGGTAGTTTTGGGGGTGGTATTTGGTGAATAGCCACATCACTTCGTCCATTTGGACGTGGTGGGGTTGGTAGTCGTCGACTCGTGCTACTTCGTCGGCTAGGTCACCGCAGGGGTTGGTGGCTGCCCAGTGACGGAGTTGTCTAACGATTAGTCTTGGATTGGAGCCGACATCGCAGATGGTGATGAATTGGGTCACTTTTTGGCCTCCAGTTGGTACACCAGGTCCATTAGGTCGTGGCAGGAGCCGTGCTGGCATTCACCGCGTAGGTAGTTTAGGCAGACGCGGTTTCGCAATTCAGCGATTAATTCAAGGCGTTCACGTTTGGCGGCGTGGGCTACAATTTTGGCTATGGTTTTGTTAGCCATTAGAGAGCCTGGCTTAGTCGGGTGACTTCGCCCACTAGGAGACCTGCGGCTTCCAGGAGGACCTGGGATTCGTGGAAGTTGCCCAGTTTGAGGTGCTGGGTGGCGGCTTCCAGGGTTACGGCTGCTGCGTTGAGCAGTTCTAGTCGCTTGTTCATTTGGTCCCCTTTACTAGTTGGTTGATGGTTCGCTTGAGTTTTGGTTTGGTGAAGAATCGCCACTTGTTGAGTAGCCAGTAGTATTCGCCTCTCCATGTTTTCTTGTACCTGGGTTCGATGTGTTTGCTCATTATGCGGCCTCCATCTTTAGCCATTCACCAGTGCCGTTGGTCTTGGCGTTGCGGTAGGTCCAGCCGCCGCGGGTTTCGGTTGGGTAAACCCAGCGTCCAATCTTGACGGTGCCCGTGATGTGTTCGGCTCCCTTGGCCATCTTAGAGGCTGAGCGGTTGGTTGCTCCTGCGGCTTTCATCTGGGTTTTGATTTCTGAGCGGCGGTGTGCGTTGCGGAGTTTCTGGGCTAGTGCTGGGGTGACGGCCTGTCGTGCGGCTTCGTCGATGGTGAGGTCGAAGTTACGTACTGCTTTGAGCAACTTACTCACTAGGCGGGCGTCGTGTCCTGGGCGGAAGGTTGAGCCTGGGGCGTTGCAGCGGTGGCCGCACTGGCAACCACAGAGTGCGTAGGCTTCGATTGGCTTACCGTTGATTAGAATTTCCATTTTTGCTGTCTCCTTGGGTTTGGGTTCCAGTCCTATCTGGAACCTCATATTTCTATTCAAACATATTCGTTGTCAGTTTGTCAAGTTGGCTGTTTTCTTGGCGTGTCGCTAAACCAACTCACGGAACTGAGCAGCCGTCAAAACCCGCATTTGCTGGTCCGTCTTCTCTGCCAACAACTTACGCTTACGTTCATCAACCGTCCCCACCGTCACATACTCACGAATCGTCACAGGGCGGGTCTGACCCATACGGTGAACTCGGTACTTGGCCTGCTCATTCCGAGATGGCTTATACGACATCTCCACGAAAATCGCCATGTCAGCCGCCGTCAAAGTTAATCCTTCAGCGAGAGTCTCCAAAGACCCAACCAAAACATCAAGCCGTCCAGCCTTGAAGTCAGCCACCGCCTTGGCCTTCACAGCCTCCGAGACCCCACCGTGAACCGCCTGAGCAGTAGCACCAGTAGAAGTGGCCACAGCCACACACGCCTCAACCGTCGAACGGTAATGGGCCAACACCAAAGTCGGCCTGGAACGAGTAGCCAAATCGAAACGCAACTGGTCAAGTTTGCCACCCTTAGGGTCACCCCCACCATCAACCAACCAATCAGACGTAGTAATGCGGTCCAGGATAACCTGCTTAGCACCATTCGACCAAGCCACCAACTCAACACCAGAATCAGTCACAGCAACCAGTTCAGTCTTCAACTGCTTATACAATCGCTTCTGGGCCGCGTTCATCTCAACCCGAACCAACTGGGTCGTAATCTCAGGTAAGTCCAGGCACTCGTCCCGTAAACGTCGCAGGAACCTCTCGCCCAGGTTCGCCTGGGTGAACGTGCGGTAATGTTCGCAAGGGTTCCACTGGTCTGAATCTCGGCAAGCCCAGGTACAGGCCTTCAAATCACCGATAACCTGACCTGTCTGGGAGAACGGACTGGGGCTAACCTTGAACCATTCTTCAACCCACCGCCAGTATGAACCGAACCTGCCACCACCTTTGGCTTCATCAGGCCAAATCACACGCAGCAGGGTGAACAACTCGTGTGCCCAGTTGGGCATAGGTGTGCCAGTCATTTGTAGCACGTAGTTGGCGTTCTTAGCCAGTTGCTCCACCGCCCAGGTCCAGGAAGTTGACCTGCCCTTGGTGTAGTGGGCTTCGTCCACGATGATGGCGTCCCAGTGTCCCTGGAACTCGGGGCGTAGTTTGCGTACTGGGGCGGTCCCCGATTTGCCTGTTTTCTCTCGTGCGTTCAACATTGAGTAGGGTGCGATTGTGAAGTGGGCGGCTCTCTCCCCAGCCCATTTCGCCAGTTCGTCGTCCCAGGTACCGCCAGATATCACCATGGACGGGGCTATTACCAGTACGCGGTCTAGGTGTTTGAACGCTTCAATGGCTACACGCGATTTGCCCAGGCCTGGTTCGTCACCGAGTAGGCCACGCTGCTGGGTTTGTATCCAGGTGATGGCCTCTGCCTGGTGTTTAGCGAGCGGTATACTCTGTGATAAGTCGGTCGAAGTGGGCGGAGTAAGCGGTCGCTCCATGGGCGGTTCTCATTTCTAACTGGTCAGCCACTGGCCACCCAAAGGCTACTTCGATGTTGTACATGGTTGGGATACTTGGGAGTCGGTCACCCGACCTGAGGCGGCTTACCGCTGAGTAGGTGAGGCCGATTAGTTCGCCTACCTGCTGGTTGGTTAGACCGTTCTCTGTGTCTATGAGGATTCGTTTCATACTACTATTTTACCATGCCTTGGCTGAGAGTCAAAATCTGGTGAATGCGAAGTAGGCTAGCCAAATTGCGGCCCATGAACCTACTACGAATGCTCCTGCGATTATGAAGTGTTCGATTGCTTGAATGACGGCGAGGGCTTTGTAGCCTCGCTGGTTGAACTGGTATCTTACGCCGAAGGCGATGTACTTTGGCTGTAGGTTAGACATTACTGCTCCTTGGAGGTCTTGTTGATGGCGGTGGTTGCCAGTTTGCGGGCTTGGGCTAGGGTTAGGTGTGGGTACTGTTCGGTTGCCTTGCGGGTGACGTCGCGGTGGAGAAGTGCTGCGTCGTTCTGCTGCTCCAACTGAATCATTAACTGCTCGGCTAGTCGGTAGGATTCAAGTTCGTCGTCCTCTAGTCCGTCGAGTTGAATCTCTAGGGCCATGGCTAGGAAGTTGAGGGCTTTGTGCTTGTCGTCGAGGGTCATGTTCGGTCCTTACTTGCTCTCTGCTTTACGCCAGCCGATGATGTCAACACGCTTACGGTCCCAGCCCATTTCGGTGGTGCGTACCATCTCGAAACCTGCTAGTACCAACTCCTGGGTCAACTTGATGTTGGCCTGTGCTGCCTGGAGGTCACTCTGTGCGGAGTGGCCCCAGTTGATTACGCGAACCTTGAAAAGGTCGGTACCGTAGATGGTGTCAACGTGGATACCTGACTTGAGGTAGGTGGTGGTCTTGTTGACTAGGTGGCCGATGCCAACTGGGCTGATGTGCTTCTTGATGGCGTTGCGGAACTTAATCTCGTTTAGGTAGGTAACTTCGGTCATTTTCTGTCTCCTTGTCGGTGGTCTCGGGCCTGTTCCCGAAACCTTGTATTACTAGTTTACCAGACTTGTTGACTACTTGTCAAGTTAGTTCGTGTTTCGGGCGTGTCGTCAAAACCCCCTCACCCTATCCGACCCACCAGAAATACCCAAATACGAAACCACCCAAGCCCACCGCTCCGCCTGGAACTCCAACCGAACCGTAGGTGACGTGCTATTACTACGAACCCGCTGGTGGTAATACGCCTTACGGCCCGTGCTCAAATCGTAACAAGGACGACACAACCCACGCTTATGAACCTTACGGTCACAGCCACTCTCGCACTGCATTACTTCTCACCCCACTTCTTCACGTCCACATCACCAGGGACACCAGGGAAAAACTCCGACCACAACTCACGGCCACGGTCCCGAGCAGCAAAAGCAATTCGCTCACCAACCTCACCCTCAGGGAGCAACATCACAATCGAGTCGTGAATCAACATCACCACACCAACACGGCCCAAAGGTTCCAAACTGCCAGCGTCCTCCACCACAAAGTCACCCAACTCAGCCGTCACCGTGGCCTCAACATCAAGCCACCAGTCAATACCAAACTGAGCCAGGTTAGGCTGCACACGCTGGTTGAACGCCTTGTGTGTGTCCTCGTCAGGTTGGAACCAACGACGCTCCCCATTACGAGTCTGCAACCAACCCAAGCCGTGAGGGTTCGAACGCATACGCTTCTCCACCACGTCCATGTGCTGGCGAATTGCCTGCTGGAACTCAGGGTACAACGCGTTCCAGTCACGCACCAACACCCGAGCCTCCTCCAAAGTCAACACCATACCAGTTTGCGTCTCAATATCGGCCTGCAACTTCTCAGCACCAACACCGAAAATCAACGAGAAATTCGCACGTTTAGCCACGTTACGCATTTGACCCCACTTCGGGTCGTCAGGTGTCACCCCAAACAACTGGGTCGCCGCGTCACCATGTAAGTCCTGGTCCTCGTTAATGAGTTTCAACATACGGGTGCAGTTGGCGAATAGAGCAGCCACACGCAACTCAGCCTGGGCCAAGTCCAACTCCCACAACTGGAACCCGCGAGGCACTCCACGACCAATCAAAGCACGAGGGGTCAAAATGTCGGATAAAGCACCACCAGCCAAGCGGTAGTCATGCGGAATCGCCTGCAACTGCACACGTTCCACCGAGAACCGACTCGATACCGTACCATTTTGACGTACACTCGCACGGAGACGCCCATCAGGCCCAACCATTGAAGCCCAACCAGTGTACCAACGCGAATCGGCGGTCTGTAACTTTTGCAAATCACGCCACTGAGCAGCAGCGGGTACACCGTCTTTAGCCATCTTCTCCACGATGAACGCATTCACCTGGGGTTCGCCCTTATCAGTGGTGGCGTACGCTGGGAGGCCTAAACCTACCACGCCGTTCTTAGACCCACGGCCAAACCAGTAGTGCTTAGCCATCGGTAGGGTAATCGGCTTGAAAGGTAGCGAATCAGCCAAAGCATGGAAACGCTTCTGAATTACCACAGCCTGGGCGGCGGCCTGTTCAGCGTCGAACGGCAGGCCACGCCTCTCAATGCGGAACAACATCAAAGTGGTTCGCAACCTACGCTCAATCGCCTGGTGTACGTTCATCTGGCCGCGGTCCTCACGGAACCAATCAGCCTCACCCGCGGTCAACGCCCATAACTGGTGGTAGTACAGGCGAATAGTTAGGCGGGCGTCCTGGTCCGCGTACGGGCCAATCAACTCCCACGGTACCAAATCCCAACGACCCGATGGCAGTTTCCCCTTGGTGAGGTGGTTCTTCACCTTGGCGGACTCGTCCGTCTCAGCAGCACCCCACAGCCTGGCGGAGGTTGGCTTCAAACTGGTGGTTTTAGATTCAGGCCACATCAGGTGGCAGACGTTCTGGGTGTCCCAAATCGTCCACGCACTCAGGTCAATACCCTGACCTGGCCAGCGGCGGATACCCGCTTCCATGAGGTGCAGGTCGAATTTGGCGTTGTGGAACACGAACCCGTTCTTCTTACCTACCAGGGTGAGCCACTCCCTGAGGTCGTTCCACTGGTCTTCGCCCAGGTTGGTGCTTTCACCGAACAGGACGCCCTGCCCGTTGTCTTCAGGTTTCCCAGTGCCCACCACGCCCTGGTCAAACGGCCATGCGAAAGAAACCACGGGGAGGACCTCGGAGCCGCGAATCGGCTCTAAGCCCGCCGAAGACACGTAAGTGTCACGGAGACCCGTTCCGTGGTCACGGGCACATGCTCCGAACGTCCCAGACGTGTCCACCCAGGCTACGGAGACTACAGCCACCCGTGCACCATCGTCCACGAAAAGACCAGAAGTCTCAGTGTCCAAAGCCACGGGGCTGTAAGGTAGGATACCCTCACGGGCAAGTTGAAGCAAATCAGAAGGTAACATAGCGGTCAGTGTCCTTTTAGTGTCGAGTGAAATCTTGAATGAAACCAGCCTCGGTCAAAGCCGTGAACGGCTCCCGACCCTTACGGCTAATCAGGTGGACCTCCTTGAAGTCACACTTCCAACCGCAGTTGCGAGGGTCAGGTGACGAGTACAGAGGCAACTCACCCCCAACAGGGTAAGCGTTCGCCGCAACCGCCCAAGCGTCACGGGCCAAAGCCGTCAACTCAGTATCGGTGCGGTTCAAATAGGTACGTAGGTTACGCTGGTTCAACGTCTGAGGTGTCAACTTACCAGAGTAGTCTGGGTAATCCGCCGTGTTACGGGTAGTCCTGGTGGCGTTGTGAATCGCACCGAGCACAGGTTCACCATTTTGACGCATAGCCCAGGCGTACAACCCAAACTGGTCGTCAATCTCCAAATCCATCATGCTCGGTAGGTTGGCACCACTCTTGTGGTCAACCACCCACAGGTGACCTGTTACACGGTCACGCACTAGCAGGTCAATCTTACCCTTGATTTGGTATGGTGAAACCTCACCGCGGTCGTCCAGTAGTGGCACCTGGAACGAACCCTCAACTTCCACGATGTCCCAGTGCGGGTCGGCACCCCAAAGGGCGACGTACCCCTCGTACATCCACTGCACCAGGGCCTGGGTTTCCGACTGGGCACCAGTGCGAGTGTCCACCAAATACGGTAGCACGGCCTGGTGGGCTTCAACTAGGGCAGCGTTCTCCGAACCCTGGTTGTTCCGTGCGTGGGTCTGCAGAACCTGGTAGTGGGTTTCCAACACGAGGTGCCACAGGCTACCCTTAGCCAATGCCCCGTTCGGGTCTACTGGTCTACGCCACCGCTCCTTATAAGCCCACATGTGCTTCAACGGGCACTGGCGGTAGGTGTCCAGTTCTGAGTATGATACGACGATTTCAGCGGTCATGTTCGTCTTCCTAATCTTCTAAGGTTGGGTACTGGGGTGGTTCAGGTGGGGTGGCGTGGCAGTCGCACTTGTTCTGGTGGCCACACCCGTAGGGGGTCCAACAACAGGAACGCTTACACGGTAGGGTTTTATCCCTCGCCTGGGTGCTGGGAGCCTTCGGGGAGAGGGTGAATCTGAACTGGTTCATTCTTCCATCTTACCATTCATCACGGACAACGGGAACCCATGTCGTCCGAGGTAGAAGAAGCCGTGGGTTTCGGCACTTTTAGTGTGACCACCCGTGCGGCTAGTAACTGAGGTTAGCGGTATGCCTTTCAACTTGGCCAGTGCGGCACCTATCGCCTGGGCGGTTGGGTCCTGCACCACCAGTTTGGTCTGGGTGGCCAGTTGGCGGCGGTGTAGGTACTTGATTACTCCGATAAGTTGGGACGCACGGAACTCTGAGCCGATTTGCTGCTTGGCTAGGTGGCCGAAAAGTTTGAACCTCTCGTAGCAAATGACTTGGTAGGTGTCGTTTGCCAGGGCACGTTCCACGAACTCCTCGGCGTACTCGGGGGAGCATTCGAACGTGTTGGTACAAGCCCAGCCGTCCTCCAGTTCCCTGAATATGGCCACGCCTACGTGGACGTCTCCTGGGTCGATGAAAAGGGCTTGTCTCATTTGAGTCGTTTCTCCAGTTTCTTGGCTAGGTGTTCACTCACGGCGGTTACCGTGTCTAGGGTGGTGTCTTTTTCCAGGGTGCCGTTGTTAATTTGTTCGGCCAGGTTTTTTAGCCAAGTTGAGTCGTGGCCTGGTAGGAACTTACCACCCTTGGTCGGTTCGCCACAGCACTGACAGGTGTTCTGTGGTTTGGTCCCTGGGCGGGTTGTCACTGGTTTGACTTCACTGGTTCGCTGGCGGATTTCAGCAATTTTGGTACCTAGCGGGCTTGAGGTCACTCGCTGGTGGACTCGGTTGTCGCAGGCTTCACGGTCGTCACACAACCATGGACGGCCTAGGTTGTCTGGGTCAGTGGTGTAACACTGGGTGCAGTGTGGGGTTTTAGTTTTGACGCATGGGCATGGGCAGAAGTAGAGTGACAGGTCTCCGTTTCGGATTGCTCCTTTGCAGGTATTGTGGTTGGAGGTTGAGCAGAACCCACAGATGTGGGTTCCCTCTTTGGCCTCGTCTTTGTAGGTGACCATTACTTCACCTCAACTTCTACTAGTTGAACGGTCTGGCCCTTACGCTGGCCATACTTCTTGTATTGCTTCTCTGCTAGGTCTAGGCGGCCGCACCAGGTGATTACTTCCCACTTGCCGTAGGAGCCGTCTTTCTTAATCTGGTTGATTTTGCCCAGGATTCGGTCGAGTTCTGCGTTTGCGGTGATGGTGAAGCGGCGGTAGGTGGCTAGTGCCTTGCCTGCTGCCTCTTCTGGGGTGATGGAGCCTGGCTGGCGGTAGCCGCCGTCGATGAAGATTCGTACGTCACCTACGTAGAACTCGTTGTGGTCGGAGCCGAACAGTTCAACCACCTTGATGGTGACGCCGTTTTCTTCGATTTCGTCGATGATTTCGGCGTAGCGGAACATCTCCTGGGTCTTCATATCGTACTGCTTGTCGAAGTATTCGATGGCTACCGCTTCGCTTAGTGGGGAAACTGCGATTGCGTGGGTGTAGGTGCGGTTTTCGGAGTTGCGGGTTGACTTGGTGCCGTCTGGGTGGATTACGAAGTGCTTGTTCATTTTGGTTCCTTTACCTGTCTCGGGAGAGGCCTGTCCTCGCCCTATATTTCAATTTAACCATATCTGTTGCCTGTTTGTCAAGTTCGATGTTATCGGCGTGTCGCAAAAAACACGACACACCTACTCTAAAGAACCGTCAAACTCTGCAAATCGAACCCATTCTCGTCAATCACAAACACCAACAATCCAGGGTCACTATCGTCCCCAGACACATTCCGCCACCACGAACTACCATTGTCTAAAGTCGGAGCCTGAACCCACCACTTAGAACGACCAGTGAACGGGTTACGGCCCGACGGCTGCAACCGCAAATGGTGGTAGTGACCAGTCACCAATACATCAGCATGAGCCAACGGCTGCCCACCATGAACCTGACCAGCCCACCACTTCGGCACCCCATCAGGACTAGAAGCACGGTGACCATGGGCCAACCCCACAACCGTCCCATTGATGTCCAAAGCCAAAGATTCAGACCACTCCTCAGGGCGGACGAACTCAATCGGCAAACCAGCCAACTTAGCCATCTTCGCCAACTGCTTCTGAATGAAAACACCCCAGTCGTCACTAGGGCGGCCCAGCGAACTCTTACCGCTACGCCAAGCACCATGATTAGACGGAACCGTAGCAGCCACCACCCTAGCGTGGGTTTTCGACAACAAAGTCAACAACTCCCACTCCAATGTCGCTTCCAAGTCCACCTGGTCCATCAAACTCAAATCGTTAGTGAACTGTTGACTCGCAACGTTATCGAAACCCTCAATCGGGTCCCCAGGGTTCAGAAAAAACGCCGAACCCGTCTTATATCGCTTCACATAGTCAGCCAGTTTAGCCCGCTTCTCAGCGATACGAGCCACCAACTGCTCAGTGCCACCCCTGGAGTCACACTTACCCGTCTGAGGGTCAGACCAAACCACCACCAGGGCAGCACCCTCGCTAGGCTTCGGAACTGAAACCTTAGTCTTCCGAGCCGCGTCCAACAGAGCAGGCAAATCAATCGACTCACCACGCAGGCGAATGTGGAAACGGTAAGCGGTCAGCCACTCACCATCGTACCGCTGCCAACGACTGGTACGTACGTCACCCACAACCTCAACCTGTTCAGGGTCATGACCATGTTCACGTAATAACTCGTCAAAATTAGGAGCCTCAACAGACCCAGGGCTGGTAATCTCACCTTGGAATCCGTCCCAGTTCGCAGACGCCGACCACCCAGTAGGGGCGGAACGTTTAGCGTCGTTACTAGCGAGTAATGTCTTGATGTCTTTTTTCAATATGTTCCCTAAAAGCACTCTCGCTCACCGATAAGCCCTGCTCGCGTAGCAGGCGGTATAAAGGTTGAATCGGCCAACGCTTAGAAGCCAAAGCCTCACGGATAGCGTCATAGTCCCCCTCAGGTAACTCCTCGAGCCAGTCACAAGAACGGCACCGACGGTTAATTACCTGAGGGGAATTAGACAGAATATCAGACAGTTTAGCGGTCATGTGCTTTTATTCCTTTACAGGGTCCACTTTATCGAACTCTTTGTCGACATCAGTGAGGGTTACCTTGCCGCGGTTGTTGTACCACACCACAACCAAAGTACCCAAAACGGTCAAAACAGGTGCCAAAATCGTACCCAAGATAACCCAGAACGCATCAGCACCAGCAGTTAGTAGTGACCCTAAGGACACCACCATCAGGGAAGTGGCTAAACGCCACGACCTACGAGCAATTTCAAACCAAACTTCTTTAGTCACTTATTACCTTTCTTAGCCACTTTTAGCAAATCGTAGACCTTCCCGTACATGGCACCGTCAATCGTGTCAGACACTACCACGTGACAATGGGCACCCGTGGACGCTGAACCACTCGGAGTGTTAGGGCCACCCCCGCAACGACCAATTGGTCGGTCTGGAGCAGCGGTCCCCCCTGGTCGTATCGAAGTCGGTTTCATCGCCAAATGGCAATAGGATAGGTAACGCCGTTTAGGGTCGTCTTTGATGGTTTGAACTACCACCCACCCTAACGCGTTTGACCAGTAAGTTTTGACGAATACACCATCAGTGAACGCACCAATTACTTCGTTTTCAGCGAATTTGAAGTCAGTACCGCGGTGAGGTCCTAAACCCAGTCGGTGTCGTATGTTAGTCATAACCCCGAACTTGTCACCTAGCAGTTCAATTGGTATTTTCCAAGTCAATGTCGGCCTCCTCTACTTGCTCGATGATGTTATGGAGTGGATGGTCGTGTGACGGGTCACACTCGACGCAGTAACCGCCGATACCGTAGACAGTGTTTAGAGCCATTTATGCTACCTTCAGTTTGACCGCGCCGTATAGGCAACCGCTTACCACGTTTGGCTGGATAAGGGTTCCAACGGTGCTTGGCAATGCGCCAGTGACTGAGGACTGGCTGTAACCAATTGCGTTTGTGTAAGCACTCATAGTGTTGGCGTGTTGCTGGGCGAACGGGGTACCAACATACGTGATTGAGCCAGAAGCAGCCGTCTGCGCAACTAGGGCAAGGCAGTAGTTACCAGCGGCTAGGGTTCTGCTAATGGTGATTTGTTTAGCCCCCGTAGTAGAAACGTCAACAGTGCCCGCGTCTAGCACGAGAGTGGTTGGTGTTCCGTTTATATCGGCGTTATAAATACCTAAACGTACTACGGAGGTTGCGGCCGCGCCTGCTACCCAAATACCAATGGCGGCGAAAGACGTTGACGCTGCCAAAACTAGAGGGGTGAACATTAGCGAGTTCAAGGCTGCCGCAGAGCCGCTACCTAGGTAGTATCCAGGTGGCGACATCCAGTAACCTGAGCGTGGTGGGAACACGTAACTAGGGATAACCTGTGCGCTACCGCCTGTGCCACTGGCAGCAGCCGTGATACGACCGAACGCATCAACGGTTAGGTTAGTATTCGTGTACGAACCCGCCGTAACCGCGGTAGTGGCTAACCCGAGTTGCGCTGCGGTTGAAGTACCAGTGTTAGTCAACTCACCAGAGTCTACGCCTACCACACCCGAGGGTCCTTGGGCACCCGTGTCACCAGTTAGTCCTTGTGGGCCTTGAGGGCCAGTGGCTCCGTCAACGCCGTTGCTACCCGCTGGGCCTGTAGCACCTGTAGCACCAGTTGGACCCGCTGGGCCTTGTGGGCCTTGTTCACCTGTGTCGCCCTTGGGACCTGTTGGACCAGTTGGACCAGTTAGACCCGTTAATCCTTGAATGCCTTGAGGTCCAGTAGCACCCGCTGGACCAGTTAGCCCAGTTGGACCAGTTAGCCCAGTTGGACCCGCTGGGCCTTGAATACCCTGCGGGCCTGTTAGCCCGATTGGGCCACTCCCCCCCGCTGAACCTATTGGTCCTTGTGGACCTTGAGGTCCTGCTGGTCCCTGCGGCCCAGTAGCCCCAGTTGGTCCTGGTACAGTGGAATCGGCACCCGTAGGACCAGTAGGTCCCACAGGTCCGCGTTCCACCACTACCGAGGTGATATTAGAAGCCACTGCTGGTACTTTCACAACATCGGGGGTTGGTACGTTAATGATGATGTCGTTCATCGTACCACCTCAGGACTGGTGTGGATGTCACCCTCTACCAAACGAATGACCTCACCAGTGGTGCTATTGGTAAGTTCAATCGCATAGACGTAGGTGGGTGCCGTAAGTAGGGCAGTTTGGGTGGCAGTAAAGGCGAAACTAACCAGCCCACTAGCAGCCACCACAACTGGGGTGGTCGTCAACACTGCGGTTGGGGCGGTGGCTGACGTGCGTACCTGTAACTGGGCAGTGAACCCAGTGAGGGAGAAGTCAGTACCGTCTGGACGGTTGTACTCCAACGTCCTACTTGGGTAGGTTGCGCCTGTTTCAATGCGTAGGTGGTATAGTTTCGCCATTACTGATTCCTAACTGATTCGGATGGTGTCGCCCACCATCAGAATCTGACCGTTGTTGAGGTTGAAGATGTCCACGGCTTTGGCATGCTTAGACTGGTTACCAGTCTTGTACATCTCACCAAGAACTGCGTAGGTCTCACCGTGCTGCACGACATGGGTCACTCCAGCCTTCGGTGGGGTCACGGTGACCACGGTGTCCTCAGCCTTGGCTTCGACAGGTCGTTCGAACTCTGTGGCGTCCTGAAGCAGGCCGTCCTTGTCCCCGTCCACGGCCTTAGCCTTATATGATGGTTTACTCATGTTTACGCTCCTAATAGTTTCGCAATGCCAGCACCTACGGCTCCAGATGCTACGGAGATACCCAAAACCATCCAGCGAAACTGCTCGAGGGTTCGGATACGTTTTTCATGGTCGAGCACGTTACGCTCAGTCCATGTGATGTGGTTTGGTAGTCGCTCGTTGAGGATTGTGACTTGGCGGGTGAGTTCGAGTATTTGCTCTTCCATCACTGCTCCGCCTCAACTGGTGGTGCCACCTCAGGGGTGACGAACACGTCGTTGGCCTCGTCGTAAGTGTCACCAATGGCGGCGAATTTGCCGCGGACGGTGGCGTTGTACGAGGTTTTCACCCAACGGCCACCCAGGTTATCCTGGAGCCACTGGTACCCCTCGTCACCTGCTGGGTCGTTGTTATCGCCTACGGTCACTCGGAGTACTTTGTTGTTTTCGTCTAGTTCAGCCCAGTGAGCCATGCTATACCAACGCCTTCAAATAACGAACAATTACAATGCCTGAGGCACCGTTACCACCAGCCATGCTCTTGTTACCAGCACCGCCACCCGAACCTGTGTTCGTGGTTGCGGCTACACCTGCGTGGTTTGAGGTGAAGTCGTTATAACCAGCACCACCACCACCAGAACCACCAGCGTTTGCTGTGTTATCTGGGGAGCCGAACGTGTTCTCGGAACTTCCACCGCCACCGCCTGCGAAGTAACCACTCACACCCGATGAAGTTGCCGTGGCCCATGTGGAGTACGCGTTAGTACCAGCACCACCAGCACCACCGTTGGAGCCGTTAGCGTTAGTACCTGCAGCACCTGCTCCACCACCGCCACCGCCTGTCCACCAAGAGTAGGTTGTGGAACTGTAGAAACCTGAGCCACCTGCGTTACCCTGGCCAGCAGTACCAGTACCACCAGCCTTAGCAGTTGCGACGGAATTACCACCACCGCCGCCACCTGAACCACCGTTAGAACCGACGGCTAGGTAGGCACCACCACCACCTCCACCCGCAGCGGCTGTGAAACCTGTGATGGAACTGTTCGAACCTGTACCACCATTAGTGCTGGAACCGCCCGTGGCACCTGAACCTGCACCACCGACAACTACTGAGAACGAACCTGGGGTAAAAGTCTGACTGGTCGCTGTAAACACACCGCCTGCACCTCCACCACCATTGCCTCGTAGGTAACCGCCGCCACCGCCACCGCCACCGATAACCAGGATATCCATGGCTAGCGGGATACCACTAACCGTCAGGGTCCCGTTACCAGTGAACTTGCGGTAGTAGTAGGTTGCGTCGGAGTACAAAGTACCACCAGTGACGGTGGCCTTGCTACCCATGAACGCACTGGCTGAAGCACCAGCCCTAGTAGTTAGTAGTGGCATTATGCGAACCTGCTCTGTGAAGCCAAGACGGTGTAAGTTGCCGAGGCGGTCTTCAAAATGGAGAATGAGTAGACGTCGAGGGACGAAGCATTACCAGTTGCTGGCATGGTTCCGTTCAACCACTTCACCGTCACTGCGTTACCATCAATGGTGAACGCGGTTGGGCGATACGCAGTGGCACCGTTGGTGATGATTAGCACACAAGTTGCAGAATCACCTACAGCCATCAACGAGTTCAACGTGGTACCAGCGGTTGCGGTGAAGTTGATGGTACCGTTCGCTGTTGCGTTACCTGTTGAGTACTGGTACGCACTGTTCGTGGTGTGGTAGAACGTGTAACCCGCAAAACCTGTAGCAGTGGTGTAGAAACGCTCCAGGGTTTGACCACCCAAGGCTGCGTTATTAATCACTGGTGAGGTTAGGGTTTTATTAGTTACGGTCTGTGCACCAGTTAGGGTGACGAATGAGGAAAGGTCCGCGGTGAACCCAACCCATGCTGAGCCGTTCCAATACTCTGGGTAGGCCAGTGTGGTGTTGTAACCTGCACTGAACCCAGTCACTGGGAACGACGGTCTGGTAGCAGTTGACCATACACCGAAACGAGCACCCAAAAATGTGCGGGTGTCTGTAATAGTGGAGATGGACGTACCAGCGGCAGGTACTAAGATGTTCGCCAGTGGGAACTCGTAAATACCTGCGTCGGTTTGGGTTAGGGTTGGTGCGACTGGGGACGCTGCTGGGGTACCAGCCACCACCGCAATCAAGATGCTGTTGGCGTCTGGGTCCAGGCGTAGCACCACGGTGTCAATACGTGGATTGGTTGGGTTGGCGGTTGCCACTGCTGACGCTTCCACCGCGGTGGAGATATAGTAGTGTCCGCGTACCATAGCCTGGCCGACACCGACGTTGAAATTCAACCCAACACCTGCGGTGACCTTCAACTCAGTACCTGTTGGGCTGCCCTGGACTCCCGCTCCGAAGTTGCGGAAGAACTGGCTGAACTGGGTCTCGGTTGTGTCAATACCCTCAAACGGGTAACTTGTCTGTGCCATTCTTATCTCCTTAGATTGCTACTTCGTAGGTGCCAGAAACGTAGAAGTAGTCGTTCGTGGCTAGGGTTTTAGGGCTGTTGTAGTCCATGATTGCGTCGGACCCACCAGCACCTGACGAGTACAGGTTCATCACCACGGTGCCTGGTTCGGCGTCTGCCATCAGGTCGTAGTGTGCACCTAGGGAGACGTCGTGAATGCCGCCGCTACGGAATACGTAGTCGTCAACTGGTGGGTACGGTAGGGTCAGTGTGTACTGGCCTGTTCCGAAGTTGGTCACTGTTGTGCAGTTCACCCTGATTCGGAAGTGTATCATGTTACCGAACCTGGTATATGAGCCTGTGGTTGGTGTCCCTGTATAGGTTAGCCCTATACCGCCCCAAACTGGGCTGTAAGTGACACTCACGCCGACACCTGAGGTGTTGCGTTCCAGGTTTGAAATACGGGTGTCTTGCTGGGCTGACCTGTGGGCCAGTTTCGATTCGAAAGTCAACGGCACTGGTTCACCGACGGTGGCTCCGATTCGGAGGCCGTCACTGTCAATGGAGATACCAACTTCAGTCACCACTGCTGTGGCTTCAATGTCGTCGACCACTACGGTCACTCGGTCACCTAAGCCCCAGTCGTAGCCGTACCTCATGTTGGTGTCGTCGCTTGGGGTTACAGATAGGCTGACCACGGTTTTGCCAGTGTCGACCAGGGTTTCCTGGGCGGTTTGGTTGAGTGAGTCCACGCTTGAGGTTCCGCGTTTGTCCACAAAAACTTCAATACGTCTGGCCCAGTCGGTTTCTGCCAGTACCGATTCAGTGGTGGTACCTTCAAAGAATACACGGTCCTGTGACTGACCTGCACCTGCTACGATGGCCCTGGTTGCTGAAGGTGCCACGTATGAGTAGTCGGTTTTGGTCAGTTTGCCGTTTGCCAAGTCCATACGGACGGTGGTTGAACGGTCCTGCGGTTGGTACACTTCGAACTGGAGAACTGAACCGCTCTGGAGGACGGTGTAACCTAGACCGCCAGTTTGGGCTAACCCGAACAGCAGGTCTTGTAATTTCTCAAACCTGGCGTTACCTGAGACGAAACTGCCCCTGCCCAGGTTGTCACCTACGACTAGGTTGGCTTGTCTCACGGCTGGTGCCGCAGCACCGATGTTAGCGTTGACATAGCCCTTCAATACCGATTCGGCGTTGCCTGCTCGGTAGTCGTACGGGCTGGTCTGTGCTGTGACCGTCGCTGTGGTTGGGGTTGGGTACGCTAAGCGTTCCACCAAAACTACGGAATCGTCCACACCTTTGATAGTCCATTCGCCGTTCACGTCGTCCGCCGATTGTTCCAAAGTGGCGGAACGCGTTGGCCCTGAAATCTCCACACCTCGCGGGCTGGTGACGATAAGTCCGTAGCCTGGAGTGCGGAGCAGTTCAGCGGTGGGTGAACCGTTGGCGATTTTCAACTCCCACGACCCGACGTTGTTATAACGGGTGAGGAATTTCGAACCTACCAGTTCTGAGGGCATGACTTGGGCCACCCGCTCTAGGGTGTTGTCACGTACCTCAACTACTAGGTCTTCAACTCTCATTAGTGGACAACCTCGTATCGTAGGGCGTAGTTACAGACCACCTGGGTGGCGGTTGAGGTTTCAATTCCTGAAACTTCGATGGTGGATTCACCAGGTTCGAACGGGAACAGTTTCGGTGCTGGTGAGAGGATTGCGTAGCGGTTAGCCCCGCTACTGTCAATCACAGTACCTGCTTCAGTATCCACGGTGATGGTCTCACCTGCGAGCACTGGGGTTTCGAAACTGAACGACCTGACACCGTTGGAGATGTACAAACCTGTGATTGGACCTGTGATGGTCCAAACTGGGTAGACGTCTACGTCGGCGTTGCTGTTGACGTCCACAATTCCGAGGGAACTGGAGGACGCAACTGCTAGTCGGCTCAGTTGAGGTAGTAGGCCTCGGCCCGTGTTACCTGAACGGAGGAAGAAGGTCTGGACGGTTTGCGACTCCCAGTATGGCTGGGGTGCTTGGAACGACATGACCCACTTACACCAGATTAGGCCTTCACTGTCACCCCAGGTGCCTTCAGCCCCGCCCACGTAGTGTACGTTTAGGCTTAGGCTGGACCCATCGTCGTAGATTGCGTTGAGGCGGGTTGGGCCTTTGGTGTCTTGGGTTAGTCGGGCTAGGCGTCGAAGTTTGGCTTCTACGTCTGCACGGTCGATACCCAGGATTGTGATTGGTAGGTCTACGTCACGGACGCCACGTTTGGTGAAACGCCACGTACCGCCTACACCTGCGGATTCGGAGATTCTCACTGAGGTTGGTGGGATTCCGAACCCTAGCATGCCTGGGTTTAGTACGTAGTCGTTTCCGTCTAGTGCGATGGTATCGCCGTTAGCCCCCGAGAGGGTATATGTGACGTCTACCATGAACCTACCGCCTTAGCACGTCGCATAGCCTGGAATAGGGCCTGCTCTGAATCGATTGAGTTGTTTGGTGCGGCGTAGTAGTGCAGGGACTTGCCTTTATCGCCATGACCGTCTAGACCCATCATACGTTCAAAGTCCTTTAGCGGGGTTACAACTTCGGGACCTGCTTCACCGATTAGGGCTGTGGTTGGTCCTGTCACGTAACCACCAGCGGCTAGGGCTGGAATGTGTGGGAGGCTAAACCCGATGGTTTTACCACCGATGTCTGGCACCCAGTCTGGGACGGTGAAACTGAACGAGTTGATTTTGTCAATCATGCTGTTGACGAAACCAATGACGCTGTTCAGTGGTGTCTTGATGATACTGACTAGGCCGTTGAAGATTTTGCCTACAAAGTCGGAGATGTTCTGGAACGCTGTCTGGAATGCGGATTCAACTTTTTTGGCTGCTCCGCTGATGAAACCCCAGAAGATGTTCCAGGTGGTGACGGCTCCGTCCCATAGTCCCTTGAAGAACCCGCCGATTTTATCGAACGAGGTTTGGAAGAAGGTCTGGATGTCACCCCAGTGACTTAGGATTAGTCCTGGTAGGGTCCAGTTTAGGAACAAACCGACGATGATGTCGAACGCCACTTGGAAGATGGCTGAGATTGCGTCCCATGCTACTTGGAATCCGACTTGGATTCCGTCCCATACGGCGGCGAACACAGCGACCACTCCATCCCACAGACCTCCAAAGAAGTCGGCGGTTGCGGACCAGGTGTCTTGGAAGAACGCGGTAACCACTTTGATGGCGTTGGTGATGAACTCGGTCATTACCTTCCACGCGTCTTGGAAGAACGTGGTCTTGGTCGCTACCCAAACGATGGCTGCCACCACCGCTGCAATACCAATGACAATCCAGGTGATTGGGTTGGCTAGCATGGCCACTGCGTTGGCCCACCACGCCGATGTGGAGACGGCCACTGCGATTGATTGTGCGTTCATCGCCAGGGTGAGCACCGCTAGAGTACCTGCAAATACTCCAATTGGGACGATGTTGTCTGCGATGAACGAGATGAACGGGTTCATGGCTGACACGATGCCGTTAATGGCTGGCAGTAGGAACGAACCAACGGTGATACCCAGGTTAGCCATGTTGGCGTCTAGGATTCGTTGCTGGTTGGCTAATCCAGCACTGGTACGGGCGAAGTCACCCTGTTGAGTGTTGGATTGTTCAAAAATGGATGCGTTGGCGGCTAGGATTTTCTGCTGCTGGGTTAGCGGGCCTGTACCGTCATAGATACCCATCTCCATGGCTTTGGCTTTTAGGGTTGCGTCGTCAAGTAGGATACCGTACTTACGTAGCGGTTCAGCCTCTCCACGCAGACCTGAGCCAAGTGCGAGTAGGGCGTCGTCAACTGAGGTGTTGTTGAACGAAGCCAGGTCGGTCGCTAGACCTACTAGGTCTTTGGAGAAGTTAGCGTTGTCTTGACCTGCTAGACCTGCTGCTTTACCGTAGATACCGAAGCCTTTGGCTGCTTCAAGTACCTGGGTTTTTGACTGGCCCATTGAGGTGGCACCGCTGGCGGCGAATTTCTGAATGTCACTGGCTGCAGTACCGAAAACCTGGCTTACGGCTCCGCCCTGCTCGTTGAAGTCACTGGCACCAGTCACTGCGTCTTTGAAGAACCCAGCAATACCTACGGCTGCGAATGACGCTGCGAAACCTGCGGCTAGTGGGCCGACGAAACTTTTCAGTTTGGACCCGAATGAACCCGAGAGGCCTGTGGCCATTTTATCGCCAGCGTCCACACCACCAGCCGAGGCGGAGTCACCTAGACCAGTGCGGAGGTAGTTGTCGATGTCCTTAGTTCCAGGGACGATGTTAACAAAGGCGGTTGCTAATGCTCTAGCGGCCATCAGGCTTCTCCTTTGGGTTCATGAGTTCGAGTCGTCGTTTGACTTCGGCTGGGTTTTGGTTGGCTCGTCCGATGTGACCTTCACCGTCTGTAGGCCATGGCCTGGGGAACGGTTTCGGTTTCTTCTTGGAGTTGACCATTGCGAGTAGGTCGTAGACGTCGGCTAGGACAGCCCATTCACGACTCACTGGTTGCTTCCAGTCGTAGAGGACTGACGCTAACCAACTGGTTGGGTCTTTTACTAAGATACTGACGAGTTGAACCGTTTCCAAATAGGTCACGGTGTCACCAATGTCGAGGTAACTTAGGTTGAATCGACTCCTAAAGTCGTACGCTAGTTCAGCGGGGTGCTGGTCGCGTATCTCTAGGAGCCTGAGGATTCCCCCACTGCCACTCCCTGGGTCCAGTTGTTCAGCCACTCCTGGAACTGCTCCAGGGACATGGCGTCAACTGCGTTGATGGCTGGGGTGTCTTCACCTAGGAAGTTTTCCAAGATGTAGAACGTCTGCTCCATCTCGTTCAGGCTTAGTTTACGTGAACGGCGGATTAGGCCGACGGGTACGTCTTTGAATAGTGGGATTTCGTACGTGGTGCCGTCGTGTTCGAACTTGTACTTGTTGGACATGGTTTCCTTTGCGGTCGTGAGCGGTTGGGGGTGGGGGACCCGAGGACTGGTGACCGCTCAACCAGCCCTCGGGCGTTTGTGTTTGTTACGCCTCGAACTGCGAGTAGTGTACTTCTGCTGCTCGTCCGTTGGTAACATATGCGGTGACGGTTACGCCGTAAACTACAGCCTCGCCGTTCTGGTACTTCTGGGCTTCAACCGACAGGATTTCACCTGCTGGTACGTAGTGGCGGATTGACTTAGCACCGTCTACTACGTCAATGACGAACGACTTCTTACCGCCAGTGTTGGAGGCGTTTACGTTCACCTTACCAGTGGTCATGGTGGAACCGAAGTACGCTTCGATAACTGCGGTGCTGCTCTCCATTAGGGAGAACTTGTAGGTCACGGTGGACTCGGTTACAACCTCGCGGATTAGGTCGGAGTTCTGCCATGCACGAATCTGGTTGGTGGACTTGTCGGTGGTGAACTCAACACCGTCGGTGGTCACGTAGCCAAGTTCAGCGAAACCTGTCAGGGTCGAGGTGGTGGTAGTTGGTGCAGTCGAGGTGGTAGGACCGACGTATACCTTGCCAGTGATGCCTACTACCACGTTGTCGGCGGTTAGTGCCATTGTGGTTCCTTTCGAAAGGGTGGTGGGCAATCGCCCTTGGGTTTTCCTGCGGCGGCGGCAGAAATTTAGATGTCGGTTGCTTTCACAACCAGTTCAGCGGCCATCTGCCGCTTGTGTTGGGTTCCCATTTCTGGGAGTCGGGTGGGACCTACTATGATGTCAACGTGTTTGACTTCTTCACCTAGTACTGTGCGGAGAGCGGCTTCCGCCTGGAGTGCTAGGGTGTTCGCTGATTCGTAGGTATTGGAGAAGGTTTCGATTACAACTGAGCAGGTTTTGGTCACTTGGTCTTCACGGTCTCGGCTGTAGGACGCTGTGACCACCACTTCTTGGGTTGGTGCTGTAAGTTGTGGTGGGGTTTTTATGGTTCCGACGCGTACCCCTGGCAGGTTGTCTGCTAGGTGGTTCACTAGGACCAGTTCGATGTCTGGGTAGATGATGGCCATTACCACTTACCCCCTCGGGACGTGACTGAGTAGAGGGCGTTCCGTAGGTGGTCTACGCCTTTGGTTTTTAGGGTGTGGAAGAACACCCTCATGAATGTCTCCATCGGTGCGTTGGTTGACACTTCCACGCGAGGTCTACGTCCCCCGCTGCCGTTCCAAGAAACTGTGAAACCTGCTGAGGCGTAGCCATCAATGGTACCGCCTGGGCCGTTTTCTGCGTCCCCTGCGGTGGCTTGTGCGTGGGCGGCCACTGCTTGGCCTGTTGACACCATTAGGTCGCGGATTTCTTTGTTTTCTGCCAGGAATTCGCGAATGCCTTGTTCGTCAACTTCAACGCGTACGTTGCTAGCCATCTCTCCGCCTTACGTAGACTACAACTCCAACCGCTGTGCCTTGTACGCTCTGCCAGTGTTGGCCGATTCCGTCTTTTACCCAGTGTTCACCGTTGATTAGGTAGGCGTCGCCGTCTTGAACGTCGGTGCCTGCTGGCATGTAGAGGGTGAGGTGGGCGTCGATTGGGTCGCGGTTGACGTCGTTAGGTTCGCTTGTCGCTCCGTAGCCAACTAACACGTTGTCGATGTTTGAGGTGGTTTCGGTTGAGGTTGGGTTCCCGTAGGCGTCGGTGGTGCTGTAACCTTGTCTGATTACTTGAATGGTTTGGCCCACGTTTTACCCCAGTATCTCGATTGAACCTACTACGCGGTTTTTGTACTTGCTCAGTATGTTCTGGTCGGTTGGGGATAGGACGAGTTGGCCACCCACCGCCCAGGCTGCGTAGGACACACTGAACGGACCAGTGGTCTGTTGGGTGATTCCGTTAGCGGCGTCTGGTGCGATGGAGAAGGTGCGAACTACTAGCCCAGCCACCACTGACACAACGTCGTCTGGGGTTGAGGCGTAGCCGTGGTCGTAATTGACGATGGCGTAGTCGTAGTTCGCTAAAAGGTCTGATGGTACTGCTACGGTGTGGTGCCCGTTCCAACTGAATGGCACGTCGTCGCCGTCAATATTGGTGACGGTGTTCACCGCGGTCACTGGGTGTTGTGACAGTTTCACGGAGCCTTTACGAACTTGTAGCATGTTGGTACTGGTACCTGCTGTGAAGTTCTGCCCCGTGTAGTTCACAACCAGGGCAGAGGCGTCTTCAATTAACGCCTCCACCTTGGCTGCTTCTGCAAACGTGAGGGACCGACCTAGACGTACTTCAACGTCGGAAACGGTTATCAGGTTGGCCATTGGTCGGTCCTCTCTATGTTTGTGGGTTAGGCTACAGCGTTGGTCAACTTGACGAACGACGAGGTGTCGTTTACAAGCCAGCCGTACTCAGCCTCTGCTAGAACTGCTACGAGGTTGTTCTCCCATAGCGATACCAACTGACCGTTGATGGTCACGGTGGCCTCGGTGCTTACGTTGTACGAGATACCGCCAACAACACCCCAGGCTGCCTGGGTCCAGTCACCTGCGTAACCAACAACGGTGCCGTTGCTGATTTCGTTTACTAGGTAGGAGTTACGGCCGATTAGACGTCCTGGGCGAACTGCTGCCGAGGTGCCGTCTAGTGGGGTGTCGATGTAGATTGGGCGTCCAGTGCTGTCCACTGCTCCGAGGAGTAGAGGCTCAACAACCTCGTCAAGGGCGAATCCGTTGAGACGCTTGCCGTCTGCGGTTAGCAGACCTAGCGAGTTAACGATGTCCTTGTGTAGGCCACCAGTTGCCTGGGTTGCGGTACCTAGTTCGATGGACTTGCTGGTCTGGTCGATGTAGGTGCTGAACGGGGACGAGGTGCCGTGTAGGGCTGCCGAGTCGAAGGCACGGCCGAAGGCCTCACCAATCTGCTCGCGGATTAGGTTCATGTAGTTGCCTGGGTTCGAACGTACAACCTCAGCCGATACAACCGCGATGGCTGCAATCTTCTTCGGGTCCATGTTCTTGAGGCTTAGCGAACCAGACGATGCTGGCTTCTGAGCACCTTCAGCAACCCAACCAGCCGACATACGGCCAGTAACCACTGGGATTGACTTGCCGTTAGCACCTAGTGGTACTTCACGTACAAGTTGCTGTACTACAGACGAACGTGCGGCACGTTCGAAAATTGGCCCTGCCTGCTCACGGGTTAGGAACCCTGAGAAGTCAGAGAGTTTGGTCGAGGCGGTAATTGCCATGATTGGTTAGTCCTTTCTAGACTAGGTTAGTTGATACCCAACTTGCTCTTTAGGTCTGCGAGTAGCGGGTCACCGTTTAGTGGTGTACTACTACCTCGCTGGCCCTGGCCGAGGTCTGGGTATGTTGGTTCTGGTGACTTGCTGTTGGCTTCCACCCATTTGCTGATGGCCTGCTCGTCAACTTCTCCGTCTTCGGTGATGAAGGCTGACTTGTCGAAAGTGAGTACTGCGTTACCGTCTAGTACACGTCCGTTTAGGGCCGATTCAAGTTTTGCGTCGACGAGGCGTTTGGAGTATTCCGCCATTGTTTCTTGCCTTGCTTCACGCTTGGCTTCTGCGATGGCTTTTTCCTGGTCGGTTAGCATTGACTGCTTGATTTGGTCCAGTTCGGATGCAGCCTTGGCGTTGGCCTTGGCTCGTTCCTCGTGCTTCCGTGCGAGTGTCTTCCACTTCTCCAGTTCCGCCGTGGTGTCTACCGCCGTGTCGGTGGTGTCAGCCTCTGGCTGGGTGGTGTCGGTGGTCTCTGTGTTTTCAGTTTCCGTAGTGTCGGTCATGTGGTGGTTGCCTTCCGTGTCGGATGGTTTGGTTTTCCCTTGTCGGGATTCGGCGGGTTGCCGAAGTCTTATTTGATGGCGTTGGGACCTGTAAAGTGTTGGTCTGCCACGGTTAGTACTGGTCCGAGTTCTCCGTGACGCCGTACGGCGATTTTGGAGTAGTCGATGGTCCTTGTGTCCCTGGCGGATTTTCCGAACCTCAGGGCGACCGCTTCGTGGGTTGCTTCTAGGTTGGCTCGGTCAATCACTTGGCCAGGGTCTTGGGAACCGAAGATTGGCTCTTCACCACAATCACACCCTGGGTGGATTGGCATGAGGTTGCCGCGGTGGTACCTTTGAGTGCTAGCCACGTAACATTTGGCACAGTTCTCAGCCCCGCTCAGCACACGCACGTAACCTACGATTCCGCTGTTGCCGTTGCGGATTGCCAGGCCAGTGTTGGTTTTGGCTAACTGCATATCGGTTCGGGCGATGTTGTAGATACGTTGAGCACCCAACTGGACGGCATAATCTAACGATTTACCTTGACTGAGTGCTGTTCGCATGGCGATGTGGCCACGGGTGTAGACAGTGCTACCAGCCACTCCACGCAACGCGGTTGTGGTCATTTGGTCGGCTGGTATGTTGACCGTGTTCAGGTTTTCACCTAGCAGTTGCCCCAGCAGGGAGTAGTACGCCTTGGTCAGTGCACTCATTTGCTTCTGACCTGCGGTGACCACTGGGAGCACACTGGCTAGGTACTGCTGGACGGTGGCGTCAGACCAGTTGCCTAATTCTAGGAACCGTTTGGACGCAAAACTGGCAACTTCGTCAGCCATGCGGCTGGTTTGGTTGAAGTATTGCTTTTTGATGTCGTCCGCGGTTACTTTAGGCGGTGGTTTGGCCATCGGTCACTCCAGCGTTCGGGGTTGGTTGAGTGTTGTCAACTGGTGCCGCCGCTGGGGTTGTCGTGGTTGGTGTGGCTGGCTGCATCAGGTTTGCCATCAGGGTTTCTGCTGCTTTTTCCACTTCCATCTGGTCGATTTCAGCAGGACTGAAACCACCAATCAGTTCCATCTTTGAACGGAACGGCACGTCCAGGAACTTGGAGATGGCGTCGCCACGCTCTGCCAGGCTGTAACGTTCTGGGGATTCCCACATCGGTTCCAGGTCTAGTAGGGCTGCACGTACTGGGTCATTGTTATAACGGAAGATTAGTGACATCACGGTGGACCAGGAAGAACTGGCACGTCGGATTCTGTCTTCAGTTTTGTAAACTAGACCTTCACGGCTTAGGGCTGCACCTTCGGCACTTTGCGATTCACCACCTGGGGTGAGATAGTGCAGTGGGGTGCGGGTGATTGCGGCGAAGTCTTGGATGTCGTTCTTCACTGCGTTCAGAATGCCTTGGATATCGCTTTGGCCACTCTCCCAGATGTCAGTTCCCTGTGGCATTAGCCAGAGTGAACCTGGGCCTGGTTGGAATATGCCGTTGTAGTCGATGGCGTTTCCGTCAGCGTCGAACTCAGGCATGTCACCCTTGATTGCTCGCTGCTTGAACGCCTGGGTGGCAATGATTACCAGTCTTTGGAGGATTGTGTGGTTGATTCGGTCCAACACGTCTAGGTGTGGTTCGAATTCGCCGCGTCCGCCCAGGTTTTCAAAAACAGCCACTGGCACCATGCCGAGTGGGTTGTTTGCGGAACGTTCTGGGCTGTACTCCCAACCGCCCTGGGTGACCAGGGTGCCTGTGCTGGCTGGTTTGTAGAACACTTCGACGCGGTTAGCCTCGTAGAAGTAGGCGTAGTCGATTAGGTCAACTTCGTCGCGGAACACCTTCATCGCAGCGACTACGCGGCGACGGTCGATTGGGTCCAGTAACGCAGTCATTTGCATTGGCGATTCAATGGTCACCTGAGGTGCACCAGTGAACGCTGATACAGGGCCTACGATTGCGTATGCACGTCCGTAAGTCAACATCCAGTCGTGGGCGTCAGCGGCTCCGACGTCTAGGTTGTTGGCTTTCCAGAGTCGGCGGGCTTCACGGTCACCATTCTCGTCTGAATCTGCACCAGTACGGAACCCACCAATGTTCATACGCTCACGCACGGCGGTGACCGCCAGTTGAGCGAAGTTGGTGCGGGCCTTCTTCTGGAAGTTACGGTAAGCCTGGGACATGCCCTCAGCACCCTCTGGGAGTGGTGCGTTTCCTACCATGTACTTCTCTAGAAGTTGTAGGCGTGGTAATTCCTCGCCTAACTGGTTCATTAGACGAGCGTAGGGTGCTGGCAGTGAAGCCATGCTTTTCTCCTATCTAACTCGGCGTGGTACTGCGAATTTCGGTTTACCTAGGTCTTTCGAAACTGCGTCAACTCGTGCGGTCCAAGCGAGTAATGCTGCCACGGCCGCATCGATTTTGTTGGGGGAATCGGGGTGTTCTTTGTAGATTTGGATACCGTTACGACCTGCACGTCGGCGGGCGTTCAAAATGTGCCTACTGAGTGCTCGTGCACCGTCGTGGGTCATTTCTTTCTGAACTACGGCTGAGTAGAACTGCTCCAACGCACGTACGACGAGGTAGGAACGGCCACCCGACATCCACCACTCGATTGGGTGTTGCTGGGTGGACCTGACCTTCAACTTACGTCCGAAGTCGGCCTCCCACTGGGCTACGTAACTCTCCCATTTAGCAGGGTCGGCGTAGAAACCAACCACTTTGTAGTCGTTGAACGCACGGCGAACTTCGAAATCTACGTCGTTGATTGGAACTTCCCAACCCTCACCCGCAGGTCCATCAGGTTGCTCCCACACTTTCAACTCGAAAATGTGTCCGTCACTGACACGACACCCAATTAGGGCGGTTGCGTCAGCGATACCACGGTTGCGTCGCCTGGAACCGTCAAACCCGAGTGTGATGACGTCGCCACGCTCAACAGGTTTGGTTAGGTCTTGGCAGGCGTTCCACTCAGGTGCGGAAATCCATGCGTCACGGCTGGAGGTCGGCTGGTTGAAGTAGTACCTGCGAGAGTCCTGTGGGTCGTTTCGTGGGTCGTAAATCTCAGCCACGATACGTTCAAGGTCCATCACGTCAGCGAAAGGCCCGTAAGCCTCACGCAACCCGCTCAGAACCTCAGCCTCGTTAGACAGGTCAATGTCTGGGTCGGCCTCGCGGTGGTCGAACAATAGACGGGACTTCTTAGCCTTACCCTCACTGATGGCTTTAGCCAGTTTATGGGTTTCCTCAGCGACGGAATCTTCACCAGGCATGTACATGGTGGAGGTTTCCAGGGACCAAGGTTCGGCTGCTTTACGTTTCGCCAGGTTACGTCGCACGGTTGAGTACATGCGACGGAGTTCTGGTTTCGTGTAAAGGTGAGTCTCGTCGAAGACTACCATCGACTCTTTACCACCGTCTTTCGACGAGTTGCTAGCGGTCGACGGGACGATTTCGCCACCACCAGGAATGAAGATTCTGGTGAGTCCAGCGGCGTCCCGAGGTAGGCCTTCCGCGAGTGGCCCTTGGGTCAAATTGAAATGCACGTTATCATAGGTGTTGCCAGCCTGGGATTCCTCAGTTGCTAAACAACGAATGACAGGGCTGACTACTGGGACACCTACGGGTTCGCCCTCTTGGTAGACGTAGGTTTCACCGCGGAAGGTGTAGGTTTCGCCAGGTTCCGCCCAGTGGTCGAATCGGGCAGGCCCGAACGCTTCATACAGAACAATGAACCCAGCAAGTTCAGATTTGGCACGACCCTTGGCACGGCTTAGGAACGCTGAGTCGTAGAGACGGCGGCCAACCTCACCAATGGCGTAGCAATCCAAGATGAAACCTGCGAACTCGTCGTCCAGTTCCACTCGTTGGCCTTGTACGTCACCAGGTCCGTGAACGCAGAACGTCTCAATCCACCAGATGGCATGCCAGCCTAAGGATTTGGTTCGGTCGTGGTTAGGTGCTAGGACTAGTTCACGAGCCATTTGCGAGCCTCGCACGTCGGTCGCTCAGTTGGGCCACCTCGGTGGGGGTGGTCTGCTCCGAGGACTGGTCCTCAGGTTGAACGTAGCGTATGCGTAGGTCACGTCGGGCGTCTAGTGTGGTGCCGATGATTTTCTCGCGTTGACGGAGTTCAGCACTGGCGGTGACCGAGCCGTAAACGCTGGAGGCGTGGACCATGGCTGTGTCCAGGGCGAATGCCCAGTCGGACTGAGACCATAGGCTGCAGTGTGGCATGGTGCTCACTGCGTCCCACCATTCGCGGGTGCGGTCCTCAATTGGTACGATTACGACCTCGCCGTTCTTCACCATCACCTGTCGGGTGGTTGGTAGTTCGGGTTTTGGCCCGTTGTAGGGCTGGTCTAGTACGTCGGTCCAGTCGTGGGTTGGCTTGTGCCTGGTTACGGTTGGACGGCCTGAGGGTTTGGCTCCTGAGATTGGCATTTGGGTCTCCCATGTCGGGTGTTTGGGCCACCGTGTCGGTGATACGTTTTCCGCGTGCGTGTACGCACATGAAAATACTCGGGTTTTGCACACACCGCGAACAACAGCATCTTGTCGGTGCTTCTCTACCTGGGTAGGAAACCCTCCCCCTATGTGTGCTTGGTCCCGTGTCGGGTCCGTCAAGGTTGGGTTGTTGGTTTTGGTGTGTTAGTTGAGGCCTGGGTGCCGTTCGCGTGGGTGGCGTTCGGTGTATCGTGGTTTTTGGGCTGCTTTTCCTTCGGCTGAGGATTTGCGGTTGTGGTGCCATTTGCAGAGCCATTGAAGGTTGCTGAGGTCGTGGTTGTTGCCTGGGACGATGTGGTCGCAGTCGGTTCCTGTGTTGGTGCAGCGGCTGGCGTCGTTGAGTGGGGCTTCGCATTGGCCGCCTGCTCTGGCACGTACTCGGGTACGTATATCTGCCCAATCCCTGGGGAGGGTATTTCGGCGGGTACTTCCTGACCAGGGTGTATTTGACATGTATACCTTGGGTCTATATCCTGGGTATGGGTTTTGGGACACTTTTGTCCCGTGCATTTCTATTTTATCATGTGTAGACAGGTTCACACAACAGGGGAACTTTACGGCGTGTCGCCGTCTTTTTGGTCGATTCCCCAGCGGAGGTTTCTTAGTTCACGCTCTCCGACCCAGGTTTGGCCGCAGGCTCGACATTCGGCTCGGCTTTCGTTGAAGGTGCGTCTCCAAATGACGACTAGGCAGCGGTGTTTGTCGTCGTATTCGTCGTAGACGTATTCTTTTTCGCAGTTGGGACAGGGCCTGGTGACTTCCAGGGTGACTGGTGGGTCGAGTTTATATTTGATGGTGGCGGCCCACCCTGAGATGGTTTTGACGTATGGGTGGAGTGGTAGTTGTGGGTGTTGGTCTGACCAGAGGTGGAAGTGTACCTGCCAGGACCTGAGGGTGTTTTGGAGTGTGTCTTTTGGTGGGGTTTTGTCTCCTGTGCGGGTTTTCAGTCCGTTTAGTTCTTGTTCGATTTGCTGGTAGAGGATTAGGGCTGAGAGGTCTAGTACGTTCCTGGTTTCGGCTGACACGACTCCGCGTGGGGTGCCTGTGTTGGTACTGGCGATTGCGGTTTGGAGTTGTTCTAGTAGGCTGACTTGGTTGACGATTTGGTGTTTTTTGGTGCCGTTTTGGTCGATGGTTTCGACTTTGACGATGGTTGGTTGGGTTAGTTCGTCGATTAGGGTTCTGGTGGCTTGGAGGTGGAATTGGCGGCGTTCGTCGTGGATTTGGTCGTTGGTGTCCATTTTGGTTGCCTTTCTAAGTTTGGGGGTGGGGCCTGGGTGGGTCGAGACAGTGACGTTTCCCAGGCCCCTATCTTACCAGCCACCGCTCCGTTGCGGTGTCAGGATGCTGGTAAGGGTTCTATTGTCCGCTGGAGCCGAAGCCTTGGGTTCCGC